AATTGTGATAACAATCATTCATTCTCTTATGAAATCAAGAGAATTCCAGCTGGAACAAAGCAGGAACAGTGTGATTATAATTACGATGCAAAGTCATATAAGGATATTTTAACATTTGAAAGCCTTGATGACGATGAAGAAGACGAAAATGAGGATGAAGAATAAATGACAGTAGAAGAAGCAATAAAATTCTGTAAAGAATTGGAAACAGTTCACAAAGAAGATTGTGATGTTGAAAAACTGTCTGAAATTTGCGATATGCTTCATGAATATAATTATATGAAAGATAATTATGGCAAGTATGAATTCATTTGTGACAGAATGTCGAGTGATGAATACTATGAGCTAGAAAGTGAGTATGAAGCAGAATGTGGTGAAGATCAAGATGAGGATGAAGAATAACAATAAAATTTTTAAATTTGGTTTAGTTGGAAAAGACATTTCTTATAGTTTATCTCAGAAATGGTTTAATGATCATGGAGAAACTTATGAAGTCTTTGATACACCAGATTTAAAAAAGGCTATTGATTATTTTAGAAAACTTGGTTATAGTGGGTTTAATGTGACAACTCCCTATAAACAAGAAGTTATTGATTATTTAGATATTGTAGAATCAGACTCTGTAAATGCAGTTAAAATTTTAGATGATGGAACCTTATGGGGAAAGTCATTTGATGGAATTGCATTTTATAGAGCTTATTCTCATTTAATTGATAATGATGATTGGGATATTGGTTATCCTAATAAATGTGCAATTCTAGGAAATGGCGGTGTAATGCCAGTCATTTATAAAGAATTAGCAGATGAAGCAGAAGTTGTAGATATATTTGCAAGAAATCCTAAAGATGGTCAACTTCCATTAAAAGAATTCAATGCAAAGAATTATGAATTGATAGTAAATACAATTCCATTCAAAGCAAATATAGATATTAACTTTAACAATAAGTCAAAATTCATTTATTTTGATTTAAATTATGCTGATGATAGATTAGTAGAAAAAGCAAAAAGAAATAAACATTGCGTAGCGTCCGTAAATGGTTTAGCAATGTTAGAAGAACAAGCAGCGTTATCATTAGATTGGTGGAAGGACGAATATAGATGAAAAATACTTTAATTGTTAATTTGTTTGCAGGACCAGGAGCAGGTAAGTCTACTGGTGCTGCATATATTTTTGCAAAGTTGAAAATGGCTGGTATCGATTGTGAATATGTGTCAGAATATGCTAAAGATAGAGTTTGGCAAGATGACCAATTCCCATTACAACATTGTCAGCTATATGTAATTGGAAAACAGTGTTTAAAGATTGAAAGATTATTAGGTAAAGTGGATGTAATTGTTACTGATAGTCCAATTGCACTTGGATCAATGTATACAGATGAGAAGCCATATCAAGATGCAGCGTTATATACTGCACACAAATATAAGAGAACTTTAAATATATTTGTAAGACGAAAGAAAGCATACAATCCTAATGGTCGAAATCAAACTGAAGAAGAAGCAATTGAAATCGATAATAGAATTAGAAAAATGTTGGATGATGAGAAATTTATTTACGTAGATTGTGATGGATCTCAGGCTGGTTATGATAAAATTGTAGACTTAATTAAGATGGATGTATGAAAAATGAGGAAGAATTAGAAAATCCAGGGTTGACATTTGTCAATCAATTAGTTAATATTGATGCAGAGGAACCTAATGAATGGGCTCGTTATGGAATGCCACTCATTAGAAGAGTATTCCCACAGTTAATGGCAAATAAAATAGTTGGAGTTCAACCTACAAAAGGTCCTGTTGGTTTAAAGTATACAATAAAAAGAATTTATAATAAAGCAGATGATGACATTGTAGCCGCAGCATGGGATTCAGTACCAAAATTTGATGAACCTCCTACTCAAAAAACATGGGTTGCACCAATTCCAGTTAAAAAGAATAAACAACCTTATAGTTTAAATCCAGGAAAGAATTATAAAAGGAAAAACAAATGGTAGAAAAGATTACTACACCAGAAGAATTAAAAGAATATAAAGAATATCTGAAGAACAATCATATCTTTGTTCCAGATAAGATTTATGATTACATTGATTATCTTGAAATGAAAGTAGGACAGAAGAAAACTGTCTTTACTGTCAATGCAATTTATCAGCATGATATGGGTGTAGAACATCGTCTTGAATATCAAGGAACAGATGAAGAAAAAGCATTCAAAGAATGTTATAGTCAAGTGAAAGATTATATTGATGAAACTCGTGATGACTATGGTTATCCATGGGACTATGAAGATGCATATAATACTTACACTGGAAAGAAGGAAGCTACATTTGAAGAATTCATGCAGAGACCAACTGGTTTTACTGGACTAGAAATTAAACAAATGTTTATTGATTGGATCAAAGACGCAATTAAGAATAAGAAATCAATCGAATATAACTTTGGTTATCATTGTGATTGGGATGATGAAGCAGATGGAGAAGAAGGTGGTTTCTCTCTAGATATTAAGGATATTTAATATGCAATATTACATTTTAGACACATCATATAATTGGGCTGATGAAATGGACATTGATTGTTTTACTTTCATGAGCGAAGAAGAATTAGCATCAACGAAAGAAGCTTTAAGTAAGATTCCTAAAGATTATGAATATTCAACATATATTGGTTCTAATGAAGAACAGATTTTCACAAAAGAAGATATTGAATATATGTTAAATTCTGCAAAACTCATTTCTGAAGAAGAAATGAAAATAGTTAAAAAATATGCAGGACAATGTGAAAAAGATCCAATTTCAGATTATTGTATGAGTTATGATGATACTACAGATGGTATCACAGATGACGATGGTCATCCAATTGATGATTCTATTCCAGATGATGACAAAATGTATAAGTATGAAAATGGTCATCTTGTAGAAGTAGCGCCTAACATTGAATATGATAATGATGGAGTTGAAGATATTTTGACTGATCATCCTGACTCTCTAAAAGAAGGAATGATCATTTATCACTGTTGGGTATTTGGAAAGGCTTGGTTTAAGGAATGGATTATTAATTATGATGAAGGAAAAATTACTCCAGCAAATCTATTAAATCATTCTAGATGGCTTGAATCATTTAAGTCGACTGTTTATAAAGACGAAAATGGTTTTTATGTTTATCCAAATGATGATGCAACAAGAGAAAAGATTTATAAATTTGGTATTGATAGTACATCGAGGATTGTATAATGAATGACGTAGCACTAACTAATCAAGAAATAGAATTGGTTTTTAACAATTGTGAATGTATCAATATTGATATGTGGGCAATTGAAAATTTACAATTTGAAGTTGAATCAGAACAGTTCATTTGGGATAAACACCATAAGAACTTAATGAAGCAGTATGTATTGAAAGAATTTTATTTAAAAGTTAATTGTGCTGAAAAGGTGCATTTCCATCACACAACAAGATTGGTTCCAACATGGGGACAGACTGACTCTATTTTTACTGATGGTGAAAAGTGTATTGAACGTCTATTAAATTCTAATGACTTGTGTCATGTTTATGTTAATGGTGTTTGTTATCACATGCCATGGAAAGATAAAGCAATAAAGTCTTCTTTGTGTGGTTCTCCAATTACTGATTATGTGAATGCATGGCATAATGCTTATGAAATCAAGAATAACAGTAATGAAAGATTTATTGAAATCAAGATTAAGAAAGATGAAAATTCTATATTAGTCAGAGATGATTTTAGTCAAGAATTAAAGGCTGATATGGAAAAAATCCATGGTAAAGATACATGGGAAGGTGACAATCCAGGAGGATGTTTTGGATAATCAAGAAGTTTTAAAGAATTTTAATACTGAAGCTGAATTGAAAGCATTAAGAGATGATGCTGATAAGAAGCTTGAGGAAGTTAGAGAAGCAAAACGTGCAAAAGAACGTGAAAAGTTCATGCAAGATTGGGCTGGAAAATACGTAATTACTTATGGAAGAAAGTATTTGAAAGCTGGTTCAAGAGAAGATAAATCTGATATTAAAATTGCACATATTACTTCTGTAGATTTTAAAGGAAGAAACTTTGTAAGATGCAAGGCTAATGTAATTCATATTAAGTATAATAATGAACATGATTGGTTAAATGCAGGTTTAAATTCAGAAGGATATGGACAAGTTCAATTAGAGGCTTATATATCTCCATCATACGATATTCAAGATGATGAAGAAGTAAAGACAATTACAAAAGAAGAAGCATTAAAAATAATTAACGATGCAAGAGAATCAGCATTCATTATAGCAGATGAATGGGATAATAATGAGGAATAAAATGAAGGAAATCTTAACAGAAAAAGTAGCTCCAGATTTTGGATGTAGTTTAGATACAAAATTAAAGATTGTAGGAAACATTGAATTACCTATATCACATTATTTTGTTGGTCAGAATAATGTTTATAGCAATTCAAAGGAATTCGCTGTAGCAACAATTGATAATGTGTATATTGTTTATACAAAAGGTTTTAAAAATCCATATATTCAATTTGATTATACAGTTAAATTTCCAAATGGCCAAACAATTACTAGAAATTCTGGAACAGAGAGAGTTAAAAAAGGAACTGTAAAGAAAAAGTGGTTTGGCTACTTTGATATTGACGATATTTATATTGGAAGTTTGCTTGCTGATAAGCTAACAGATTGTCGTCAAGTTGCAATCAATGAATATGCACATATTAAAGAAAAAGAATATGGTGAATTGATTACTAATAAGATTGGTAAGCGTATGCATCGTAATTTTTCTCAGCAAGTTCAGTTTATTGATTTTAAGGATGCACATTATAATGCTCCATTGGATATGATTGATGTTGTTGAATTAGCACCAATTGATATTGAACCTTATCTTACAGCAAGTGATGCTTCTAAGGAAATCAAGGATGCATATAGAGAATATGCAAAGACAGAATTTGAAAAGTATCTTGCATCAAGTGCTTATAATGAAGCATTAGATGATTATCATCCTCGTATTTCATTGAATTCTATTGAACTTTATGAATATAAGGTCAAGTGGATTGCAGAACATACAGACTTATTTAAGGATAGTAAGAAGTTTATCGATGATATTGATACAAAGTCATTTAAGACATGTGAATATGATAACTTCATAATTAAGAAAACAAAGAAGAAGTAATGAATAAAAAAGTTGATGAAACAATAGCCACTATTATGATAATCACATGCATTGTTGGTGTTCTAGTGTGGTTGGCTTTATAAATAAGTTATGAATAGAAAAGTAATTGTAAAGAATGAATTGACTGATTTGAAAGGAAAATCTTGGCCAGAAGGTTTAGCTCAATTAGTTAAACAAAAAGTTAAACGTGACCAAATGTTTGCAAAATTGATTGATATTGTTAAACATGGAAAATCCTTTGAAGAAGAATCATTACAATACAATTATAAAGGTAAAGATAAAGACCTAATTTGGGAATGTATGGAATTCTTCTATCAGAACTTATGGAAAAAAGAATTTAGAGAATTCATTTATAATGACCCAAAAGATGAATGGGAAAATTACCATATTCAATTAAAATATAAAGATCATTTTTCAGAAGTGACTATTGTTTATGGCATCGGTGCATTTTGCGTAATTGCTCCAATAGAAAAGTTAGATGACAAAAAATCTACTATTTTGGATTTGGAAAAAATATACGTAAAAACATGTGGTGACATCATCACTTTTGTAAACTAAAGTTTACAATTGTCAAAAATTGACATATTTATAAGGCGCTCTTTTGGGCGTCTTTTTTATATGGCCGCATATTTACATGGGAAACCTTAAAAAATGCCCCAGAATGCGCCTGGGAGCAAAATTGGATGGCCTCCTGGGCCATTGGAGGGCCTAAAATTGTCCAATGTAAACAACTTTTTACAAAAATAGGGGTTTCCGACGAATCCAAAAATACTTATATTATACATGTAAAAATTAAAGAGGTTAATGAAATGCATCGTTCTAAGACACTTTCCGCTAATGGTTATTCTCTTGAAGCTCAGTTCAGCTTTAATGAAGAAACGAATGAACTTGATATGCGAGTAAGAATGAATGTTGGCATGCATGCTGA